AGCCGCCTGCACTCCAGTGACTGCAGCATCTACGCCAGCCATTGCGCTTCCGAGGACTCCTCCGAGCCCTAGAGAGAAAACGGCAATAGGAGTTGAGGATCCGTCCACTTAGTCCCCCTACAGAGTTCCGATGTACGCCGACCCGAGACTGCCAGCGAGTGACGCTGCCATTCCTCCGATCTGTGCGCCGCCCATGCTCGCCTTCTGCGTCTGCGTTCCGTACCCACCGCCCGGCTGGTTGATCAGGCCCTGGTACAGACCGAGGCTTTCGTACGGCTCGTACTGCTCGAAATTGAATCGGTTCACGAGGTCGGTGAGCTGCATCTGCGCGTACTGGAACTCGTCCCTACCCGCAGCCTGTAGCGCCGCCTGATCCTGGAATTGAGCATTCCGAAGCGTCGGAGCGATTCCCGTCCCCTGTACCATCCGGCCCCGTTCCGTCTCGTACGCACCTGCGTACAGCCCCGCGTACATCTGCGACAACTCCTGTCCGAGATCCCTGTTCGCAGCAGACATCGCCACACCCTCAGCGTTGTTCGCGTCATTCGGTCCAGCCGACCTGCCAGCTCCACCAAATCGGCTAGCAATCTGTGGCATCACCGACTGGTTGTACTGTCGAGAGATGTCCGAAGCAGCAGCGTCGCCTACGCCACGCAGCCACGGGTTCGATCCGACATCGAGGTACTGCCCGGAAGTCGTGCGCTGATTCTCGGCAAGAGCTGAATCGAGTCCAGCACTTCCACCCTGCACCAGATTGGCGACGTTCTCATTCGCTCCAGTCTGCCACGCGTTACGGGGCGCTACGGTGGATCCAGGGAAGTAATCAATTTGGTTTCCGAGTAGTTTGTCAGCTTCTTCGTAGAGCTTCCGGAATTCCTTTCCCTGAGCACCCCAGGGTATGTTTGTAGTTTCTCCAGATCCCGATCCACCCATTACAGCTCCTTCTCGAATACGCTGTGGCTGAACTCATAACCGTCAGGGAGAATCCTCTCCCATCCCTTACGTCCATCTACGAGTACTGATGCACAACCTATCTCAGCACCCATTTCTTCAATTTTCGCCATTACCGGAGGCACGGTCCAAAGCGAACCGTACCCACCTCCGAGCAACAACTTGATGCAACGCCTTCCGCTGGTCCACTCGATGACCTCCGTAACCACTACCGCGACGATCTCTGGCGTTGGATCGGTAACCAGAAGGATCTGAAACATCCCTCTCTCGTGCTTGTCGAAGACGTTCTCGATCGTGATACGACCACGGCACCGCGCAATGGCCGGTTCGAGTCGTTCCCTGATCGTCTCAGAGACGAATCCCCCCATCTCACCGGGTGGAACCATAATAACTTCGACCTCATCCGCTGAATACGAGGTGGAAGACTCGGTCTGTATCACTGGTTGAGTCATGGTGAATGATGGCCTTCTCCGATTTGGTCTCTACCCAAATAGCTCCAGTGGCGAACGATGTTGCCGCCGATGCGCTACCCGGTGTGATCTGTACTCCTGCTCCCTCTCGAACTGGCGGGAACATCACCTCCGTTGTCGTTTCGTTCGCTTCGAGAGTCACCTTGAAGTGGTTGTTCGTAACTCCACGTAGAATCGCGTTTACCGCCTGTCCGATCTTCCTGCGGTGTTCCTCTTCTGAACCCTGCCAGAATTCAGGAACAATCTGCTGTCTGGGAATGTTGGACTGCGACATCACTTCCTCCCAGAAACGCGACCTTCTAGATCCAGCCCCACCGCACTGGTGAAGGTGGCTGGCAGGTTCGTCTTGATTCTGTGATACCTGCCATCTGATCGAGTTGGGCACTTCCCGTCATCGTCCTGCTTACTGATAGGGCAGAACTCGAAAGACGCGTTCTTCTTAGCGGTAGAGGCGATCTGGATTGTCGCGTCCCCACCCTCCACGATGGGTCTCACCTCATTGACGAACGTGCGAGCCCCTGGATTAAATTCGATATCTCCAGTGACCAGCGTTCCACCTACATTGGATCCGGTGAAATCAGAGAGGACATGCGACGTGTCATACGCCCCGAGTTTGATGGCCCCAGGAGGCGCCTGCCGGATATCGAAAGTCTCATTTCCAGGAGGGTCGGTGTCTGAACCATCACCTGGATCGTTGCCCAAAATATCCGGGTCTTCCGCTGTTCCAGGAGAATCCAACGTCAGACCTGGAGTAACAGCCCAGGTAAGACACTCCGCGTCCACCTCTGCATCGGTGAACATATCCAGGGCCCAGTCGTAGACCAGGATTTTGTTCGGAGTGCCTGACGAATTCCCGGATCCAGGGTATAGGACGTAGATCCGGGTCTGGTCTGGGTCTCTCACGGCGAACACGCGATCCGGGTAGTCCGCATCGTAATCGGCAAAAAAGGTGTCGTTGATCCTGTCCTTCCCAATCGGCTTGCTGGATGTGTAGTCGAATAGGTAGAAGCCGTCTTCGGAGAGGTAGAAAACCCAGCGCGAAACCGGAACAGCGAGTCCAGGAATCAGTAAACCCCTATTGGGCTCTACGCGGCTTAGATTGAAAACAACGTCTCCGCCCACATAATCCATCCTCCAGACTGCGTTCTCCTGGAAGATCGCACCCACTTCCGCACCTGGGGTCACGGCCTGAACCCAGCCACCGTTGCCTTCCAGAATCTGCCGATCGGACTGGACGGCCACTGCGCCCGACTGACCACGAGTGGGCCAGGAGAGTGAGTTGTTGATCGCGCTCCACGAGATGGCTTCCGGGTGCGTTCCGATCTGTGAGTCAAAGATATTTCCCATCACCAGGAAGTTATCGATCACCCCAACGTGTCTGGCTCTAGGGACCGCAGGAGCGATCGTTAAACCGGAGATGTCGTCAAATGTCGATGAGCTTCTGATGTCGAAGTACTGGGATTCATTGCCGTAATTGACAGCGATGATCGTCTCTCCGAATGCGGCAAACTCCCAACGGCCCTCTAAGGACGTATCGTAACCACCCGTCGTTTTCGATATCTCGTCAGCTCCGCCCTCTAAAATCTGGTAGAGGTCGTTCTGGTCACCAGTGAAGTTGTAGGCATTGCCGCCAAAATCGATCCCACCAATCGCTCCACGGCAGTAATTGACCAGCGCGGTCGCGCCCGTAACCGTAGAAAGGCTACCGAGAGGCCCGTATCCGCCGTTGATCGGAACGACATTTCGAGCGGTAGTGACTCCCTGCTGGTTGACCACCGGAGGGAGATCTGGCGTCCAGGGCCCGAAGGGGATTCGCTTCATCAGGCACCGCCGATGTTATGGCTGTCGTCAGCGGTGCTGTCAGGCCGTACGCGCAACGGGCCTCCGCTCGTCCGGCTACGCCACTCCAGTTTCCTGTAATCCTCTTTCGCCGCCACGTAGAGCGGTCCCCACAGCTGTATTCGCGCATCGTCACCGATGAATGGCGCAGAGTGCATGAGCGATCCATACAGTAAGGCGTCCGGTGCGTCTTTGAGAATTCGATTCGTGCTGTTACTGGAGCTGAGCGGCTTCAGCCTCCCGATGTAGAAGAGCGTGTAATCGTCAGCTGCTCCCGGTGTTGGGGCTAGATACAGCCTGTCTCCCACCATGGTTGCGGCCATCGGATCACCGATCGCGGCGTACGTCTGGCGAATTGAGGTGAACTTGTCCATCGACACAATATCCACGACTCGAAGTGGTTCGGTATTGATCCTGAGGTGGCGAGGAAGAATCAGGTCATCGGGCATATCGATATAATCCTGATCCGCTATTAAGGCCGACTCCTTGAACGTCTCCTGCTCCCTCAGGTTCAAGAGCCTGCCTAGATCCTTTTCCGTGAGTTCGATGAACGTCGGAATGTGTTCATTTAGATCGTTACGGCCCAGCCACAACGCAATCGACTCCACCAGCTTTTCGTAGGTGTCGATTCCACCCGGAGTTGCGGGAGAGGGGCTCATGATGTGGACGCCTTGCACCAGTTTCGGACGGGCTTCCTAGAAACCTTACCGGGTGCAGTCCTGAGAAATTTCCACTCTGGGTCGTCCAGCTTCGCTGCCAGCTTATGGGTGTCCTCGGAATCCCAGTACCGGATCCCCTCTTCCTTCAGCCACTTTTCCAGGATGATGTTCGGAATGCTCGCGACGCGACGCCACTCACGCGTGGGGCCGTAGCCTTCAGTGCCGTCGTTGTAGAGCTTCTTGTTCAGCTCGATTGTCGGTTCGCAGTCCTGCTGATTGACGACCGTGAGTACATCGTCAACGGGGTCATAACTCACTCCCGTCTCAGCACCCCCCTCTATGTTCGCTACGTCCCAAAGGAGACCCATTTTCCGCCTCCATCAGTAGTCTTCAAGAGGGGTGAGTTGAAAATCAGGGTTTGTGCCAAGGAAGTCGTACCCGATATGGCTATAACCGTGGACGTTCAGGATGATAGTCTCACCTTTTTCGAAAGCCCACATAACGAACCCTGTAGCGAATGTGCCTGTGTTCGCTGCTACGTCCGGAGTAAATGAAATATAAGCTGTGTTGTCGGTCCCGCCGTACGAATGGATGTAGAGGTATTTAGGCCCCACACCCCCGTGGGTGGTGGGTATGGCTACACTTCCCGATGCGGATATGTTCGCCACTGTGAGTGACGTATCGGTCCCAATCGTGATGACCGGAAAATTTCGAATGCCCATCCAATCCCCCTAAGGACCAAACACAACCATGATTGAGCCAGTACCCGCGACTCCTGAACCGTCAGTGCTTATAACGAGTGTCCCGCTATCAGCTATGGCATCGCCATCTTCCGATTCGTTCACAGAGTTTCCGGACCTCTCACTAAAATCAACGGTTAGAACGCGACCTGGAGCAGCAGACCCAGACGCGATCACGATCCTCGCGTTTAATCCGTTGCTCAGTAATTCGTTCCCGTTGACCTTGAATGTAATGGTGGTTGCAGATCCTGACTGACCAAGCTGCTCTGCGATATATGCCCGTTTAACCCTTGCAGCAACTGGGATCGGGATGTGAGCAATGACCCTAGACCCTGCAGCGCCGAAAGCCTGGGAGTCGATGAAGTAGAAATACTCCTTGAGGCCGTGACGCTCCTGCTTCGGCATATCAGCCTCTCCTGATGGTGACACAGAAGATGTAGTTACCAAGGGAACCTGTACCAGTGCTGATGATTTCCAGACAGGCAGGGGTTGTGGTTGCGAGCAGATCGCCGTCCTCTGCCTCTTTGGAGTAGTTAGCCTTGTCCTGAGAATCAAATTCTACAACGTGGCTTACACCGAAAACATCCGCATTCAGCAACGCAAGAGTCGCGGTTGCACCTCCGGACTGAAGCTCCGCAGTAGCCAATTCGAACGTGATGGACTGATCTGCATCTGGTTCTGCGTCACACATTCCG